AAAAGCCTAGAGGTAGGCTACCTAAGCCTGTCAAAGTGGCTATGCCTAAGCCAATGACTATGGCTCGTTATGCTGATACCCCTCCCACCGCACTCCCCAAGACTGAACTACAGAGAGTCAAAGAACTCAAAGAACTCCTAATAAACAGTGCTGGCGTTAATGTTGTCCACAAAGCAGTTGAGATTGCTATGAATGACGAACACCCCGCACAGATGGCGGCAATCAAACTCTGTATGGACAGAATGCTCCCTGTCTCCCTATTCGAGAAAGAAGGAAAACAACGCTCGGCAGTTAACATAACTATTTCAGGTATTGGTGGTGTCTCTATTGGTGAGAACACAATTGATGCTGAAGACATAGAAAGCAAAGATGTCTGATCTAAACTTCAGTCTCCTACCTTGGCAACAAGAAGTTTTTACTGACAAAACAAGGTTTAAAGTCATTGCCGCTGGTCGGCGTTGCGGTAAGTCCCGCCTCTCTGCCATCACCCTCCTGATCGAAGGACTGCAATGTACTTCAGGTTCGGCAGTGCTTTATGTTGCACCGACTAATGGTCAGGCAAGACAGATTATTTGGGACGTTTTGATGGAATTGGGTAGAGAGGTTATCCAAGCCAGTCACATCAATAACATGGACATCACCCTGATAAACGGAGCCAAAATCTATGTTAGAGGTGCAGATCGCCCAGATACTTTGCGAGGAGTGTCGCTCACCTATGCTGTGCTTGACGAGGTTGCCGACATCAAACCAGAAGCATGGGAACAGGTTATTCGAGCTTCGTTGTCAGACAAAAAGGGTCGGGCAATGTTCATTGGCACTCCCAAGGGTCGCAACTTTTTCTATGACATTTTTAAACTCGGAAACACAGAAGAAGACCCAGACTGGAAATCTTGGCACTTCACAACCAAAGACAACCCCCTGATCGACCCAATTGAGATCGAATCTGCCAAAAAAACCCTGTCTTCCTTTGCCTTCAAACAAGAATACATGGCATCTTTTGACAATGCTGGTTCTGATGTTTTCAAGGAAGAATGGATTAAATACGGTACTGAGCCTGACTATGGTAGCTACTACATAGCCTGTGATTTGGCTGGTTTTGAGGAAGTTGCCAAGCAAGCGGCTAACGCCAAGAAACGACTAGATCAGACTGCTATTGCCGTGGTTAAGGTCACTGACGAGGGTAAATGGTTCGTCAAAGAAATCGTTTTTGGGCGGTGGGACATCAGGGAGACTGCCGCCACCATCTTGTTGAAGATGAGGGAGTATCGTCCTTTGTCGGTTGGAATTGAGAGGGGGGCGTTAAAAAACGCAGTTTTGCCGTATTTGAGTGACTTAATGCGAAAGAATAATGTATATTCGCACATAGTTGACTTGACCCACGGCAATCGCAAAAAAGCCGACCGTATCATTTGGTCACTTCAAGGACGGTTTGAGCATGGGCGTATTGTGCTGAACTCCGAGGAAGATTGGGATGAATTTAAAGATCAACTCTTAATGTTTCCTTCCCAAGGTGTTCATGACGATTTGTGTTTCGTTGGTGGAACAATGATTTCCACACCAAATGGCCTCAAGCCTATTGAGTTGCTCAAGGTTGGTGACTTGGTAGACACACCAGAGGGAGCAAAGCGAGTTACAGAGGCAAGACTGACAAACAGCCATGCAAAGGTTTACGCCCTGAATGCTGGACTGGTAGGAACCGGCAACCATCCTGTGATGACGAAAGATGGATGGAAAGACTTGCGTGAAATCCAAAAAGATGATATTCTTGTGTATCAACACAAAGGAGTTTCATCATGGGTTTCCCAACTAAAGAGGGCGTGGTTCGTGAGTCGGTTTATTTCAATGGATACAAGTACAACCGCTACCCAGAAGCAAAGCAAGAGGCACATAGGCGCTACTTCACTAAGTCTGGTGGGCGCGGGTTCCTCCATCGTCACGTTTGGGAATATCACAACGGGCCAATCCCAAAAGGATGCCAAATTCACCACAAAGACGGGAACTTTCTTAACAACGACATTGCAAACCTTGAGTGCCTTAGCCCAGAAGCACATAGGAAAGAGCATTACGAAGAAGTCTCAAAACGAGCCAAAAGCCCAAAACAGCTGGCTCACCTTGCCAAAATCAGAGAAAAAGCATCCGAATGGCACAGGTCTGAGGATGGTAGAGCTTGGCACAAGCAAAATAGCGAAAAGTCTTGGGAAAGCCGACAAAAAGTTAAGCATACTTGCAAACAGTGTAAGACAGAGTTTGAGTCTCTCAAGACTACTCGCGTTTACTTCTGTTCTGGCAAGTGCGCGGCTACTGACTGGCGCAAAAAACACCCTGACTATTACACAGCTAAAGGAAAGGCATCCCGTTTATAACTTGACAGTAGAAGACGCCAAGTGCTACTATGCTAACGGAATATTGGTGCATAATTGCGATGCGCTTAGTTATATAGATCAACTGGCTGTCACCTCATACTTCCAAGATGACCAAGAAGATGTTTGGGAGCCTTTAGACGTAATTTCGGGGATATAAAGGGCAACACATGGCAACAGACAAGCAAGTGAAATTAGAGCAAAACGAGTTTTATCAGCCAACAGAAGCTGACAAAGAAATCACTGCCTTTGTTGTTGACCACTGCCAACGGTGGCGTGACTACCGAGATGTCAACTTCCTCCCTGATTGGCTTGAATACGAACGTATCTTCCGTGGTCAATGGGCAGCAGAAGACAAGACTCGTGAATCTGAGCGTAGCCGTATTGTCACCCCCGCCACCCAACAAGCTGTAGAAACCCGCCATGCCGAGATCATGGAAGCCATCTTTGGACAAGGTGACTTCTTTGACATCAAAGACGACATTAAGGACATAGACGGTAATCCATTGGATGTTGAAGCTATCAAGGCTCAACTCATGGAAGACTTCAAGAAAGACAAAATCAGAAAATCTATCGACCAAATCGAGTTGATGGCTGAAATCTATGGAACAGGTATTGGCGAGATCATCGTCAAGTCTGAGAAGGAATACGTCCCTACAACCAAGGCAATCCCCAATCAGATTGGACAAGCTGCTATTGGCGTGACTGAGACAGAGCGTATGGCTGTCAAGATTGTTCCTGTCAACCCAAAGAACTTCTTGTTTGACCCTAATGGGACAAGCATTGATGACTGTATGGGCGTGGCTATTGAGAAGTACGTCTCAATTCACAAGGTTGTTGAAGGTATTGAACGTGGTATCTACCGCAAAGTTGACATCACTCCTACCTATGAAGACACTGATTTAGAGCCTACCCAAGAGGTAAGCCAATACCAAGACGAGAAGGTGCTGTTGCTGACCTACTACGGTCTTGTTCCTCGTGAATACCTGAACAACATGAAGAAAGAAGAAGGTATTGTCGAGTTATTCCCTGAAAACAGTGCTGCTGAAGACTATTCAGACATGGTTGAAGCCATTGTTGTCATTGCCAACGATGGTTTGTTGCTCAAAGCTGAAGAAAACCCATACATGATGAAGGATAGGCCAGTCCTGTCCTACCAAGATGACACGATTCCTAACCGTTTGTTGGGTCGTGGCACTGTGGAAAAAGCCTTCAATATGCAAAAAGCTATTGATGCACAGACCCGCAGTCACTTAGATTCATTGGCTTTGACTGTTAGCCCCATGATTGCGATGGATGCAACTCGTTTGCCTCGTGGTGCTAAGTTTGAAGTCAAGCCAGGCAAGGCAATTCTGGTAAACGGCTCCCCAACTGAGATTTTGATGCCCTTCAAGTTTGGTGAAACTGACCCAAATAGCTTGAATACGGCTAAAGAGTTTGAGCGTATGTTGTTGCAAGCCACTGGAACCCTTGATTCTCAGGGAATGGTTAGTGGTGTAGCTCGTGATGGTGGGGATGGCGGTATGTCTATGGCTGTTGCCACCATTATCAAGAAGTACAAGCGTACTTTGGTGAATTTCCAAGAAGATTTCTTGATTCCGTTCATCAAAAAGGCGGCTTTCCGCTATATGCAGTTTGATCCAGAGCGTTATCCCTCTGTGGACATGAACTTCATCCCAACTGCCACCTTGGGCATCATTGCTCGTGAGTACGAACAGAAGCAATTTATTGGTTTGTTGCAGACTCTTGGCCCTGATACACCAGTTTTGCCAATTATCCTCAAAGGAATCTTGTCTAACTCTAGTTTGACAAACCGTTATGAGTTGATTGCGGCTTTGGATGAGATGAGTCAACCTAATCCTCAAGCACAACAGTTACAACAGGCTCAAGCAGAGATTACTTTGCAACAAGCACAGGCTCAGTTGGCTGTTTTGACCACTCAAGCTGAAGAAAACAAGGCAAATGCTACGAAATTGGCTGTAGAAGCACAGTTAATGCCTCAAGAAATTCAGGCTAAAAACATGGCTTCTATCACCAAAAACCTGCCTGATGAGGATATGGCGGCTTCAAGAGAGTTCGATAAGAGGGTTAAGATTGCTGAACTGATGCTGAAAGAAGCTGACATCAAGAACAAGTCTAAGATTGTTGAACTCCAGATGGCAGACAAACAAAACAAAGTCTCTGGCATGGAAGAAGATTTTCTCGACCAGTTATCTCGTCAGTTACAAGCATCTCAAACAGGGATTCAATGATGGACGTTGAAACTCTTGCTAAAGAAGTAATCTTGAAGAACATGACTTCTGAGCAACAGAAGGCTGTGCTTGACTCTGTGCGTCAATCTCTTTTTCAAGCCAAAGAAGTACAAAAGAAGAAGATTGGCGAGAATGTTGATTTGGTTGTCCAAGCACTCAAAAAGATCGAGGGTGATATTCGTTCTCGCTATGACGATCTAGGCAATTTGATTGAAAAGCGTGTTGCCTCTATTCAAGATGGTCGTGACGGTATCAACGGCAAGGATGGTCGAGATGGTAAAGATGGTCGGGCGGGTCGAGATGGTGCTAAGGGCGACAAGGGTGACTCTGGTCTAAATGGTCGTGATGGTATTGATGGGCAAGACGGTGTATCTGTTGTAGATGCTCGTATTGACTTTGATGGCTCTTTGGTAATTAGCCTGTCCTCTGGTCAAGAGATAAATGTTGGTGAGGTTGTATCTTCAGACATTGCTGAAAAGATCAAGGTCATTAACACAATGTCCACCAATGGTGCGGTGGCTATTAAGGATGAAGGCTCAAGCATCACAAGTGGTGTCAAAACCATTAACTTTGTGGGTGCAGCAGTTACGGCTACTAACTCAGGCGATGATGTAACTGTTAATGTAAGTTCGGGTACAGGAACTGTAACGAGTGTTGCGGCAACTGCGGGTACAGGTATTAGTGTGTCAGGTAGCCCTATTACCACCACAGGCACATTGACGATTACCAATACTGCACCAGACCAAACTGTTAGTCTGACTGCTAGTACAGGTATTAGCACGAGTGGCACATACCCTAGCTTTACCATCACAAACACTGCGCCAGATCAGACTGTTAGTTTGACTGCTGGCACTGGAATCAGCACAAGCGGGACGTATCCTAACTTCACGGTTACCAACTCTGCACCTGACCAGAC